TAAAACAATTGTTACAGAGTCAATCAAGGACACTTACGCTCAACCACATTTATCAAAACCAAAACAATTAACCCCGGCTGAAAGACAAGCAATGTTTGGAGGTATTTTAGAAGAAATGCAAGGTGGAGGAGCAGCAACTACTGCTTACAACGGACAATTTCAACCACAAGGACCAGTAGATGCTATTAATGGAGCATTACCTGAAGGAAATGTAGGATTAGATCAAATAATGGCTTTAATGAATAAATAATGGCATTTGGAGCAAAAAGAATATTCCCTTTAGATACCAAACCAAGTGTTGGGGTAGGGGTAGCTTTACCTTTTAATGCTCCGGCTGTTTTTAAAACAACATATACTACACAAGAATCTATTAAATATAATTTAATTAATTTCTTTTTAACAAATCAACCCGAAAGATATTTAAATCCTACTTTTGGTGGTAATTTACGAACTTTTGTATTTCAACAAATAACAGAAGGAAATTTAGAAGGATTACAAACAAATATTGAAAATTCATTATCTCTTTATTTTCCAAATGTAGTAGTAGAAGAATTTACTATTGTACCTAATGAAGATGAAAATGAAGTTAAAATTAACCTTACATATAGTATTCAAAATACAGGTATAAATGACGCAATTGAAATCCAATTTACATAATGGCTATTAGAAGAAACATATCTTACATTAATAAAGATTTTACAGAATTAAGAGCTAGTCTTGTTGACTATGCTAGAACATATTTCCCTACTACATATAATGACTTCAGTCCAGCTTCCCCTGGTATGATGTTTATGGAAATGGCTGCTTATGTTGGAGATGTTTTAGCCTTTTATTTAGATAATCAATTACAAGAAACATATTTACAATATGCTCGTCAAACTAATAATTTATATGAATTAGCTTATATGTTTGGTTATAAACCAAATGTAACTCAAGTTGCTACTACTTTTGTAAATTTTTATCAACAAGTACCAGCTATTCAATCAGGATCTATTTATGTGCCTGATTTTAGTTATGCTTTATATATTGAACCTAATTCAACAGTAACGCAAAATACAACTAATAAAGTCCCATTTTTAATTCAGGACCCTATAGATTTTTCAGTATCAAGTTCTGGAGACCCTACAGAAGTTACAGTATATGAAATTTCAGGAGTAATACCAACCAAATTTCTTTTAAAGAAAACAAGAAAAGCAATTTCATCAACTATTGAAACAGCAGAATTTCAGTTTGGAGCTCCCGTTCAATACTCAACTGTTGAAATAAATGCTGAAAAAATTGTTGGGATTTTAGATATAACAGATAAGAATACAGGAGATACATGGTATGAAGTTGATTATTTAGGACAAGAAATGGTATATAATTCAATTAAAAACACCAATACAAATGATCCTAACTTATCCCAATACTCAGGAGATACACCTTATATTTTAAAATTAGATAAAATCCAAAGAAGATTTGTAACTAGATTTTTAGATTCCGGTTCATTACAAATTCAATTTGGGGCCGGTACTGCAAATGATACTGATGAAGAAATTATTCCAAATCCAAATAATGTAGGAATTGGTTTACCTTTTGAACAAGATAAACTTACAACTGCATATTCTCCTGAAAATTTCTTATTTACTAAAACTTATGGTATAGCACCTTCTAATACAACTTTAGTAGTTAGATATTTAACTGGTGGAGGAGCTGTATCAAATGTTCCTGCTAATTCATTAACTGTATTTACTGGAACTGCTACATTTTTAAATTCAAATTTATTTCCCGGAACGGCTAATACAATTTTTAATACTTTAGGAGTAACAAATCCTATAGCAGCTGATGGTGGAGGTGATGGAGATTCAATAGAAGAAATTAGACAAAATTCATCTGCTAATTTTGCTTCACAATTACGAAATGTAACTCAAGATGATTATTTAGTTAGAGCACTTTCTATGCCTGCTAATTATGGAGTTATTTCAAAAGCATATATTGAACCTACTAAAGCACAATCAATATCTGCTGGTGAGTCTCAATCCGTATTAGACTTGTATGTGTTGTCATATAATGTAAACAATCAATTAACCACAGCATCCACCGCTTTAAAACAAAATTTAACTACATACTTATCTCAATATAGAATGGTTAATGATTCTGTTAATATTAAAGATGCTTTTATTATTAATATTGGGGTTAATTTTAGTATTATTATATTACCTAATTACAATAGTAATGAAGTTTTATCTAAATGTATTGTTGCTTTAAAAGATTATTTTGCCATTAATAAATGGGCAATTAATCAACCTATTATATTAAGAAATATTTATATTTTACTTGATGCTATTGAAGGAGTTCAAACAGTTCAAGATATTACTATTAATAATTTAGTAGGAGAAAATTTAGGATATAGTAAATATGCTTATTCAATACCTGGAGCAACAGCAGCAAATGTAATTTATCCTTCTTTAGATCCTAGTATTTTTGAAGTTAAATACCCAAACCAAGATATCCAAGGAAGGGTAGTAAATTTATAACAAAATGGCAGTATTAAAAATATTCCCCGAAAAAGACGCTACCTTATATTCTCTATTCCCTAATATGAATACGGGGTTAGATGAAATTGTAGAAGCAACAGAAACTGTTTTTGCATATTCAGACCCTAACCCTCAAACAAGTAGATTTTTAATTCAATTTGCTAATGAAGATTTAGCAGCAGCTTTTGATCCTATGCCAGATGCAGTTTATCAAAGTGGAAGTTGGAATGCTAAATTACAATGTTTTATAGCAACTGCTACTGGGTTATCTGTTACAACATCACTTGATTGTTTTCCTGTAGCACAAAATTGGGATATGGGAACTGGAAGATATTTAGATGAACCTATATCTACAGATGGATGTAGTTGGATTTGGGCAGGGTACTCAGGAAGTACTATTTGGTCAGCCCCAGTAGGTGCTACTAGTTCATTTACTTCATCTGTTCCAGCCGGAGGAGGAGTTTGGTATACCGGTTCTCAATATACTTCTTCAGTTACTTTTTCATATAGAACAAATAAAGATATTAATTTAGATGTAACTAATACTGTTAGAGCATGGACAACAGGTTCAGGTTCTATACCTACTACAAAACTTCCTAATTATGGATTTATATTAAAACAACGTTTAGAATTTGTTGATAATAAAAACTACCAACCAGAATTAAAATATTTTTCAGTCGATACAAACACAATTTATCCTCCAGCTTTACAAATTAGTTGGAATGATTTTTCATTTAATACTGGTTCTAACAATACTCAAACAATTTTAAATACACTTCCAGCTACTATTACTTTAGCACAAAATCCAGGAGTATTTTATAGTGAAAGTATAAATAGATTTAGAATAAATGCTCGACCTGAATACCCAATTCAAGTATGGCAAACAGAATCAGTTTACTTAAATAATTTTTATTTACCAACAGCATCATATTATGCTATTAAAGATTTAGAAACTAATGAATATATAATTGATTTTGATCCTATTTATACTAAATTAAGTGCTGATGCTACTTCTAGTTACTTTGATATGTACATGAATTTTCTCCAACCAGAAAGATATTATACTATTTTAATTCAAAGTACAATTAATGGTTCAACTATTGTATTTAATGATCAATATTATTTTAAAGTAATTAATGGATAATGGCTGTTATAACTTTATTTAAACCTACATATGATAAAAATCAATACCAAAAGGTAATTGATACTTCTTTTACTCAATTAGGATTACCAACACCTACAAGTTCATTAGTTGCCCCTACAATATCTGTAGCTGAATTTTTTCAAAATTATCAAGAATTATTTTTTTCTATTCCTAAATTTGGAAATGCCGATTCTCATGAGTACCTTATTAGAACGAGTACAGATTATATTGGTACTTCTGCTATAACAGATACTACAGTTCAAGCTTTAATTGATGAAATTACACAATTAAGACAAGAAAATTTAGATTTACAACAACAATTGCTTTCAGGAAGCTTAAAAGTATAATAGATGAACGAAATAATTAACATAATTCCTATTTCCCCAACAAATTTTGAATTTCAGGAATATAATTCTGATGATTTATCTTTAATTCAAACTCAAGAAGTAGAAATTTCTTTTAATCCTGAAACAGATTATATTGAATATTATGTTTATGACATAAATGGAAATACATTAATAGAAAACATAAATGGTTATCCTGGATATAAGTTAATAGATAATCAAGTTTCAATAGATCCTTTAAAAGATCTAACAGCTTATGGTTATGATCAGGGAGCTTATAATACACTATATAATTTTTTAAGAAGAAGATTATCATCAAATCCTTTTAAAACTTATTTTATATCTGAAATTAGTTCTGACAGAACTGAACTTAGATTAGATACAACAGATATATTGGATTTTGAGGTTGTAGGAACAACAACAGCTTTTATTCAAGAAATACAATCTTCATTACTTCAGTATGTAGATTTTTATTTAAATTTTGGAGATAATCAATTAGTAATTGCTAATAACCTATTATTAGACAATACTGATCCTACAAATCCAACAATTCTAATCAAATTATATGAACCACTTCCAGATCAATTTACATTAAAAAGTCAATGTTGGGTAGTAGAACAAATAGCTAATTCTTTAGCATATAATATTACAATTACTCCTACTTTTGATACTGTTGGAGATAATATTTTTATAGCTGGTCCTAATTATAATTTAAATGTTAGTGATGAAATAAATAATTCAACAGATTATATAAATTATAATAATTTAACTACTACTACATCTTCATATTCTCAAGGAACAGGTAGTTTACAGTATCAATTAAATAATTTATTAGCCCAAAAAGGATTATCAATTAATATTGATTATTCAGATTATAGTAATTTTATTCATTTTTCATCTGCACAAACAAGATTAGAAAATTTTTATTACAAATTATCTTTATTAGAAGAATATACTTACAGTGCTAGTTTTTCAGATAATTCTTCAAGCGGATCTTATTACGTTTCTTCAAGTAATATTATATGGCAAGCTAAAATAGATGAAATTATTACTACTTTTGATCCTTATGAATATTACCTATATTACACATCCGGATCAACATCTTGGCCAAAAACAGGAGATACACCACCTTACACAAATTATTCAACAACATCTACAAGTGGATCTAATTGGTTTATATCTCAATCATTAGTTGCTGAAGAATATGATATTGAAAATAATAATGCTTTAACACTAGCTATTCCTTCATACATCCTAGATGACCCAGACAATTATAATTTTGGGTTATTTGTTGAAATGATTGGACAAAGTTTTGATAGTATATTTGTATATTTACAAGATGTTACTAACAAATATAATGCTGATAACCGATTAACTTATGGTGTATCTAAAGATTTAGTAGCAGATATATTAAGAGATATGGGTGTAAAAATTTATCAAAATAATTTTTCATCTAATGATCTTTATCAAGCATTAATTGGTTTAACTCCTTCAGGAAGTTTATATAATTTACCATTTACGACAACCCAATTTCCAGTCCCAACAGGTTCTGGTTTAGAATATATAACAACATATGTTACAGCATCATCAACTTCATCATTATATCCTACAGATGATATAAATAAAGAAACATACAAACGTATATATCATAATATTCCTTTATTACTTAAGAAAAAAGGATCAGTAGCTGGTTTAAGAGATTTAATTACAACTTTTGGTGTTGATGATACTATTTTACGCATTAATGAATTTGGAGGTAAAGATAAAAACATTAATAGTTATGATAACTGGCAGGATGAATATAATTATGCTTTTTATACAAGTGGTTCAGCATTTATTAGTTCATCTTTTACTTTAAATTCATCGTGGGGTGCTCCAAGTAATAAACCTCAATCAGTAGAATTTAGATTCCAAACAACAAACTTACCTACAGCTTCAGGATATTATTCTCAAAGTTTATGGTCAACAGATACTGGAGTTAACATTAGATTAAGATACACAGGTTCAGGATATACTAGTGGTTCATACTCAGGCTCAATTTTAGATCCTTATTATGAATATGCTCTTTTAGATTTTATCCCTGATGCTTCATCCCCATCAATTTCAGCAAGTATTTATTTACCTTTTTATGATGGAGGTTGGTGGTCTGTTTTATTAAATAAATCACAAACAACACCTCATGCATATCAGTTATTTGCTAAAGATAAAAATTATGATGGTGAAGATGGAAATGTTATAGGATTCCAAGCATCAGCTTCTATAACAGCAAGTAATAGTAACACTTGGACCGGAAGCACAATATCTTATTTTGGTACTTCTTCTTTATCAGGTAAAATATTTTCTGGATCTTTTCAAGAAATTAGATACTATACATTACCTTTATCTGAAATTAGTTTTAATGCTTATGTAATGAATCCTTACTCAATAGAGTCAAGTGAAAACTTAGCATTTAGAGCAACTTTAGGAGGTGAATTATATACTGCTTCTATTTCTGTTCATCCAAAAGTAACAGGATCTTGGGTTATAACCTCTTCATTTGTTGGAAATAGTAATTTTCATACAAGTTCTGGAGGTGAATATACTCCAAATACAGAAGTATTTTACTTTGATCAAGTTCCATCAGGTATTCAAAATGCTGTTTCACAAAAAATAAAACAACAAAATATTGTTTTACCTTATAGTAGTAGTGATTCTAATATTCCAAATGCTAATGTATTATCACCTTTTATTTCTATTCAACAATTTCCTTCTATAAGTTCTAGTTATACTAGAGATATTGATTATGTTGAACTTGGTTTTTCTCCACAAAATGAAATAAATGAAGATATAAATTCACAATTAGGATATTTTAATTTAGGTGATGTGATTGGAGATCCTAGATTTCAATCCTCATCTTTAGATACTTATCCTACTTTAGATGCTATAAGAGAATCATATTTTCAAAAATATATTTCAAATTATCAAGAATGGAGTTATATAAGATTAATAGAATTTTTTGATAATTCATTATTTAAAATGTTTGCTGATTGGGTACCTGCTAGAACAAGTTTAGCATCTGGTATTATAATTAAACAAACATTATTAGAAAGAAATAGATACAGAACTCCACAAGTTAGTCCATCTGCCTCTATTGCTTTGATAGGATCAGGATCAAGCCCAATTGGTATTCCATATACAGTTGAAGATCAACTAATTACAGGTTCTATAGCAGTAGGTAGTACTGTAGGTACTAATGGAGGTTCACTACCAGATGATTATTATTTAGCATTAAATCCTTCAAATTATGATATTGATTTTGGGGACAGTATTACTTATCAACTTTCCCAATCAGGAGTATATAATGTAATATTTAATATTTCAAGTTCCGGAGGTTCAGGAGCAACGTTAAAAGTTTATAATTCATCAACAGTTCCATCTTCATTTGCAGGAAGAGTATCTGAATCTGTATTTACAGTTTCTAATAATGTTGATTTAAATACAACTGCTAATTTTATAGCAGATTTTTCAACCCAATACATTACTATTTTTAATGATAATGATACAGGCTCAGCTCAAACATCATCAATTTCTAATATAGAAATCTATCACCTTCCCGCTTATAAAACATCTACTCCTTCATTATCTGGTTCGGTAACACAAATTTTAACTAATTACTATGATTTTAATGGTGAATTAGAAGGAACAAATTTAGTTGTAGAAGATAATAATTTTAATGATTATACTATTGATATTAATCAAGTATATACAACCGGAACTTTTTACGCAAATACCCCTATCCCCGCAAGTCAAAGTATGACTTTTGCTAACAACGTTTATGATTTTAATTTTGATAACGTTTATTATATAAGTTTTACAGCAACCCGTTGGGGCTCTCCTTCAGGAGGTTCAACATTACAACTATTAAATGTTGATGGAACTACTGCTTTTACAGCATCTATTCCTGGAGATAACTTAGGAGGAAATTCTGGTAGTGTAACTGTAAATCAAGCTCAAGTTCAAGGTATTTTACCTCAAACATATTTTTATATGTTTACGGGTGCAGGTAGTAATGGATTCAGTGCTAGTATAGAAAATTTTACTATATTTGAATCCCAAATTTCAAATCCAGAATATTTAGTAATAGCTGGAGATGTTCAAGATGAAAGATTAAATTTAAAATATATGGATATTGATTTTTCAACTAATCCAAATATTGCTGTAAACTCACAAGCTATTTTAAGTGGTAGTGCTACTAGAGCAGCAGTACAAGATTCAAATTATACTTCAGCTAAACAAATTAATCCAAGATATATTGGATGTGAATTAATATCTCCTACAGGTTCAAGATATGAAGGATTTGTAAATCAACCAATGACAACAGGTAGTTCAATAGGAGCTTTAGCTAATGTAGAACAATATTGTAATTGGTTTGCTTACTTTGATGGTGTCCAATTAACAGACTACATAATAGCTTCAACAGCATCAATCGGAATATTTCCAGCTTATACTGTTCATATTACTACTTTAATTGATGTATTTGGAAATAGAATAAGTCTAGATTCAAATAATAATATCATTCCAGATACTGGTTCTTTAGTTGTTAATCCTGTAAGTGGAAGTTTT